TACACGTCGTGGTAAAGGTAACATGGTTATCTGTTCTTCTGACGTTGCATCAGCATTGCAAATGGCCGGTGTACTTGATTACACACCAGCTCTTAACTCCAACAACTTGCAAGTAGACGACACAGGCAACACCTTCGCTGGTGTGCTTAACGGTCGCTACAGAGTGTACATTGATCCATATGCCGGAAGCAACTACTTAGTTGTAGGCTATAAAGGTTCTAGCGCATTCGATGCAGGCCTCTTCTACTGCCCATATGTACCATTACAAATGGTTCGTGCAGTTGGTGAGAACAGCTTCCAGCCAAAAATCGGGTTCAAAACTCGTTACGGCATGGTTGCTAACCCATTTGCTGAGGGTTCTGCCCAAGGTAATGGTGCTCTTACTAGAGACGTTAACGAGTATTACAGACGAGTTCGTGTATCTAACTTGTTCTAATACGAATAACAAGAAGGACGGGTTAACCGTTCCATACAAATAAACTGGGGAGCTTAATTGCTCCCCTTTTTTTATCTTTCCATTTTTAATCTGTATTGGCAGTATGCTTCCCAACCGTATTCATACATAGCATAAGCTACGACAAAACCTATCCAAGGGATAGAAAATGCAGCAGTTAGTATAAGGTCTGCTGCTAAAAATGCTGCTAGATAATCATACCAACGTATCATTACATTCCTAAAGCATTCATATACATTTCAGTCATTGCATTTTCGTTTTCAACATCATCACGATTACGTTTACGGATAGCAACAATCTTTTTCAAAACTTTTGTTTCATATCCACGACCTTTTGCTTCAGATAATACATCTTTCATTTGGTCCATTACTTCGCTTTTTTCAGCTTCAAGCGTTTCAAGGCGTTCAATAAAAGAACGGATTTCATTTGCTGCGGTGTTGTCGGCTTCTTGTTGCATTAGCATATCTCCTGCTGTTGTAAATTTCAAATCGCCCATACGGTTTACGGCGTCATAATCTGGGTAGCCCTTTTCAAAAACTGGACTTTGCATTAAAGTTTTCCTTCTTCCCTCATTTGTTTACGGATTTTAGTTGCACTAATATCATGAACGTCTTTACCTAAATCGTGCTCGGTAAATGTATATCCTACACCCCGTCCATAACTAATGTCTACAATGTTTGGCACTTCAAGAATTAAATATTCATGTCCGTTTTGAAAACCGTGCTCTGCTAATCCCTTTTCAATATTTGCGATTACATCAATAATACCAAAAGGGTTATCATCTTGCACAGCGGTACGACCATCACCTGCATCACCGTCAAAGTTAAATACATCACGTACCATGATAACAACTTGCCCTGTGAAAGCATGTGCTCGTTTAAATAGCTCTGTATGTCCATCGTGCCATGGCTGCCATCTTCCCAACATCTGTACTGTTGGCTTTTTATAATCAAACATTATGTTCCATCCTTATGTGCCGTTCTACCGCATTGGCTAGAGATTCATCTGTATCATCATACCATTTAGATACGTGATAATTTACTATTGAAGGTTTCTCAAACATTTTATTTGTATCACCAAAGCGACCTTCTTTAATGGTATCCATCCATACTGTATAGTCAGCATCAAAGATATCACGAGTTTCTTCAAGTGGACAAACAAAATCGCAAATAACAGTTCGGTTCATTTCCTTTTCGTAATCAGCAATTCCTTTCATACGATAAGCTTGACGTAACCGAGCAGCCTCACTGAATTCCCAGTCGTTTGCCATTTCACGAATTTTATCTGCATTAAACCAAGCGCAATTTAAGCGCTTTTGTAGTGCTTCGGCTAACCAGGTTTTGCCCGATCCAGGTAAGCCAAATATCAAGATTTTCATTCTTCTTCATCTCCTTCTTGATAAAAATATAACCATGTTCTGATTACAGCAAATGTTGTGATTAAAGAAACAGTTAGCGCTGCCCCTACAAACATTTCGTAACCCTCATTATATATAAAGTACATCGCCATCCACGCTGTAGCTTGTTGCACTAATTTAAGACGAGTAGGATCATCATCAAACTGGATTTCAATATCACCTGGACTTAAAATCATTGATACTGCATTTAAAAATGTTAAAGAATTAAAGGCTAACAGTGCCATGCTGATTAACAAAAAATATGAATTTGTAGTATATTGAAAACCAATTACACTTCCAAGGTGTAAACAAGAAACAAGTAAATACTGATTTATCATTAAATAATCCCTAATGGATCGACTAGAATGAGGAGCAGGCCAAGCCATACTCCCCAGAAAATTACTTCTTTAATTTTAACCATTAGCCATCTCCAATGCTAAGTCAAGTGCTTTGACGTTACGTGTTGCGTTTCCGCCAAACCAAGCAGAAGACATGCGGCTATCTTTAGAACGACCTAACTCGTGGTTAGTCATATAAGTAACAGCGTTGTAAGCATTCCACCAAGTACCAGGTGCAAATTCATTACCTGGTTGTGTTTCTACAATATCCATTGCTTGTTTAGCAGTGCGAGCTAGTTGCTCTTTTTCTTTAGTTGATTTTCCAAAAACAACACCAAAGAACTCAGTAAGTTTTTCATCGGTGTAACGCTTTGAACCAAGAAACTCAGCAGCTTCTTTAAAGATTTCAACTTTATTGTGTGCTAAGCCTAGTGCTTGTTTTACAGTTTCTGGATCGAATACTGAACGGTGGCTTACACGTACAGATGGTTGGTGCTTTTCGTTGAGAGCCACAGCCAAAGTGTTGTTGCATACGACACGTTCCATTACGAACTTAACATCTATTGCTTTACCATATTGATGTGGATTTGAGAAAAGCATGTAACCACGAACTTCGTCACCATTAAAAAGTGAGAAACCGTCTTTTACATCGGCTAAAGCCCATACAATTTGACCATCTCTGAGCGATCCTGCCGTATCCATAACCATATCGCCAGCACTTACAAAGTCAGTAAAAAAATCAAAAGCTTCTTTGTTTTGAACAGGGTTCCAATCTTTACCAACATTAGTAAGGATTTTACCGTCAGTTGAACGTACTAACGACTGTTGGCCTGTAGCTATGTTGTCACCTTTATAGCGAATAAAGTTATCAACTTTTTCTACTTGCCAATCAAGGCCTGCAACTTCCATCATTTGTTGGGGAGTCATATCATCTCCAACTGGTACACCGAGACCATGCCAAGGTTTGCCTTGTGAAGCGCGGTATGCCATTTGAGCTTGACCGTTTACAATTTCTAATTCATGTGCCATGATATATTTCCTATTTGATTTGATTTGATATAACTAATATATACTGATTCTATTGGAATGTCAACCGTTATTTCACTGTATAGCCAAGAACTGACTCAACAAAATCATTGCCACAGTCAGAGTAAAATGCTTGAACTAATTCTTCGCGAGGTGAAGTATCCATGAATTGAACATGTTGTGCAAGTGTTTCGGTATCTGATTGACGGAAGTAAGAAAGTGCTTGCATAAAGTCATTTGCATCTTCATCATACATTTCAGCAAGATCATCATTTTCTTTAGCAAATGAGTGGTATTGAGCAATCAGCTCGTTTACTTTTGTAAGAGGAGTTTCGATCCAATATGCTACAGCTTGATTAGTCATGATATAGTTTCCTTATTTACCTTATAGAATCAATATAAACCATTTTAAAGCAAATGTCAACCGTTAATTTGAAATTAAAACAAATTAATTAGTGAATTGTTTCATTTGGCATATGTATTCCATCTATCATGTCAAAGGTAAAATTATGTAAACCTGCTTTGATTAAGTCTACTACATCAATGTATTGTTCATCAGTGTGTACACCAGTAACAAATGCACCGGGAAAATCATGCAAAAAACTTTCTATAAACAAATGAGCTTCTGTTTTAGTACCAAAAGAAAAAGCTCTAGTTAAACTAAAATAATTTTCGCTTGACCATAAAGCAACAGCACCTCTAGGGTTATCTACAAACCCCTTGTTAGTGTGTGTTCCCAGAAAAATTCCATAATCATAATCTAATATGATATATCTCATGCAGCGTAACCTTGAAATCCTTTCCACCAATGTGGAGCAGTTCTGCCTTTTTGCCACTTAGCAAAGTCTTTAGCAGCATGATAATAATTACGATAAGCTTGTATTGGATCGCCAGGTACTTTACAGTTTGGAAAATGATTCATAGCTTGAGGAAACTCAGTTAAACCAGTATCTGGAATTGAAGCAGGAGTCGCTGATAGTACTTCTTTAAGCTTATCCGTTGTCATATGAGTCTTATTATACCGTAACTGGAATTCATCAGAAAGCCCTAGAAAGTGCTCGTAATGCCATAGATAATTATCTCTTGATTTCATAGTCCATACTGTACAAGGATGGCCATGGTGTACCGCTTTATAAAGCGTTTCTTCAAGGTTATTATTAGGATGAACCCAATAATTAATCATACGTTTACCAGATTTAGATGGACGTTTTTCAGTCCACCCATCGAGCATACGATGCGCGGTAGACAGCATTTGAGCTGCTTCAATAATCATTTTACTACAGTGTTTGTCGCAAACCATCTGAGCCGCTTCTCGCGGCTCTTCAGATAATACAAATATATTCATACGGCAAATCCTTTTGATTGTAAGATGTTGAGTGGTGAACCTTCAATTCCTTCAACCTTACGAGCTGCAGCATACTCTTCAACTGTGAAGTTGTTAATAAGGAACTTTTTGAAAGCTCCCATTTTGATAGGGCTTCCGCGGTACTTGAACCGAGCAATAAAAAGATCAATGCCACGACCAACATTTGAAGGGTGAACCCGTTCACTGTCTTCGTATACTGGACGACCTTCGTAATCGCCGGTGTACATAAGATATCCACCGTGGTAGTTGAAGTCTGTTTTGTTGAACTTTGTCATTTTGATTCCTTTTGGTTTACCTTATAGAATCAATATAAACTATTTGAGTAGCAATGTCAACCGTTAATTTGATTTAATTACAAATCAGTCACCCATTCTATTAGAGTAGTAGGGTCGTCTTGTATAATTTGCTCGCCAAGTTCTTGTAATCCAGCAAAGCTAACTGATGAAAATTGATAAACCTCGTCGTCTTCATCGACTAGCTCCATTTCACAATCTAAGTTTTCTACAAGCTCATCTAAATTTTCTATTTCTGTTTCTTTTAAGTCAACTTTTAATTCAAGAATATACATTCACGTACCTTTCACTTTTCGTTCAATTCCGCATATTTATTACGAACTGACAGGAAGTGTTCGAGATAATCATACGTATTAACTTTAAAAACTTGAGGCTCTGAGCCATCAACAGTAATAAGAATAACTCCTTGCTTAATAGGAATTCCTGTACGCTCAAGAAACGCTGCAGCATAAAAAGATGCTTGAATAAAGTAGCTTGTAATCCATTCAGCTTTCTTTGGTTTCCGGCTTGTTTTAAAATCAACAATAGAAAGCTGACCATCAAACTCTGCAATACAGTCAACTTGGCCAGCAGTCTTTAGTCTATCGCTATATAGGAATTCTTCTTGAAACCAAACATTATCTAAGCGTTCATCTAAAATTGTTTTAAGATCATTAAACGACGCAATATTAGCTGGCATTGCATTTTTATTCCAGCCTTCAACATTATCTAAATAATCTTCAGCAAGTTTGTGCACTGCTGTTCCACGGGTTGCAGCTTGACGAGAAATCTTGTTAGCTTCCTCTTCTCCAACTCGTTTTCGCCAAGCAATAATACCTTCTTTGCTAAGCACACCAAGAACAGTTGTAATTGATGGATAAGCATTACCTTCGGGAGTAAAATACTTACGGCCAGATTCTGTTGTATTACGCGTTAATTTTGGAAGCACGACGCCATGCTCTACATGATTAAACATTATATAGTCCTTTTGATTCTATCTTATAGTAACACACATTTAGTTGAATGTCAACTATTATAAATCAGTCCAAGCTCCTGCATTATATAATTGTAATTTGACAGTTGAAGTATTAAAAACTACCATGCCATTTTGTTTATTGCGTATTGCATCTCTTTCCGCTGTAGTAAAAGGCGGAAATATTACAGGACTTTTTATAGTTATATTTTGTTCATCATTTCCATTACCAACAGTAATATCGCCTGCACCAGTATAATCACCTAATCCTGGATTATTTTCAAACAAAGAACGATCAGAATAAGTTGTGCTGCCAGACTGTAAACTATCTATTATATGATCAGCGTATAAATGAAAATCCTTTTGTACTTCTGCTTGAAGTTCATAAAACGCATCATATGTTCCATCATTATCTGCGTAAACCCTATCGTCTTTGTCATAATTACCATCATTAAAATCATTTTGAAAATCAAGCCAATCAATCGCACCAGAGGCTGAAGCCCAAGCATTAGTACTGTTACCTCTACAATATTCAGATCCTGAATAGGAAGAAAAAAGAGGCAAAAATTGACCATTTAATTGTGTAGTTAAGCCAGAGTCTGTATATAGTATAAAAGTATCATCGTCTATCAATCCGGCATAATACGAGATACCTTTTAAATTGCTTACTGATCCAGGGTTTGATATTATAACAATCTCGGCACTCGTAAAACCGTGATTTTTACAATGAACTACTACGGTATTTTCTGTTCCATTGACTCCATCATATCCTATTTTAATATCTTGAATACCTCTATCTGTATCTGTGTTATTCATTTCACTGCTAGTATCGCCTGACGGCCAATTGGCTTTAGCGTGAAGATAGCGTCTATTAGTTCTTGGACTGAACGACAAAGCTTTTGCAAAAAACGGCGTCATACCATATCCAGGGTTACCTGAGTTAGGATTTATAGTTTGCAACAGGCCGTCAAAATCTGGTCTTATAGTATTAACGGTAATTTGAAGCTGAACATTCGCGAGATACATAGGCCCATATTTCTTAGATAATTCAGTCGTAACGCCAGCAAAGCTTTCTTTACGAATAACTTGATTTCCCATAACAACGTGGCCATTAGTAGATGAGCCTGCAGTAAAAGAAGCGGTTTCCTGAGCATTATATGAATAATTTGGCATACCTCCATGCTTAAATATGTAAACTGCACCGGCACCACTTTCATCACCAACTACAGCACCAGTTGCACCAATTATAATACGATTTCCGCTTATTGCGCATGTTTCGCCGAACTTATCGACTTCGCTGTCGGTGTCGTCTGAGCTAAGTGCAAAACTTGGATTTTTAAGTTTATAAACAAGGTCTCCACTTCTTACATCATAAACGTATGCTGCGCCACCTCCGAGATCACGGCCCGAATCTTCTTCATCGGCACCGACAATTAAATAGTCACCATCCATTTTTAGATTATAACCAAAATTGATTTCAGAAGGGTTGTCGTATTTACTACTATTTCCTGTTTCGCCATCAAACACTGGTGCCCCGCCGTATGTTGAAGATGTAAAAGTAGGATTTGCATAACCACCTCGAGGATTAAACACAAGAGGGTTACCAATCTCACGCAGCAATTTTCCAGTTTTTATGCTATAAACACGAAGTAGACCTTTAGCAATAATGGTGCTATCTTGGAATACGGTTGATGTTGGGTTACTAACAACTGCGTAGTCGCCAGAAATTGCTACCTCTACGCCGAATTCGCCTGTTGATGTACTTGATGGATGAGAATATGTATGCAATAACCTACCACTATCCAAGTCATAAACATGAGCTACACCTTCTGAATACCCAGTTCCAAGATCATCTGTATATGCACCAACAATAAAATGATTACCTTGAATGTCGACACTATATCCAAAGTGATTTTGCGTTAAGCCAAAGCCATTCACCTTAGGATCTTCAACAGTATAAAGCAGGGTTCCAGTAAATACGTCATATACAAAAACTCTTCCATTAGTTCCGCTAGTGATATTATATGAACCTGCGACTAAATATCTTCCGTCCATTGCAAGACCATGTCCTTCACCACCTAAACTTAAATCAGTATTATTACCTGCTTCAAAAATTACTCTCGGAACTAAAGTATGGACTAATGCTCCAGTAATAACGTTGAAAATATAAATTGCCCCAGCGTCACTAGCAACGTTATTTACGTTTGGATCTTCCGCCATTGCCGATATTGCACAATAGTTGCCAGAAATTGCTACGCTACTTCCAAATTGATCACCAGTCGCAGAAAGCGAGGTATCATTAATATTTGGATTATTTAAAATGTGTAAAATTTTACCTGTTTTAGCACTACCAATATATGCTCGACTTTCGGACATGGCGCCAGCTACAAAATAATCACCTGATATATCTACGACCTTACCAAAATTGTTAAATCCCGGGACAGTTGAATCGCCCAGCGGGTTTGGATTTGCCACAGCGTGCTCTAAATCAAATCTTGAATAACCTCTTGTAGTTGCTGCTGCAGTTAATTGTTTAGTTTGTTCTCCGCTAGGCACATAAGGAGGTACACCTGCCAAATAAAATGAATAAACTTTACCCGAATTGCGCCCGGTTGAACTATCAGTATCTTCTCCATTAGCATTTACTATTAATCTATTTCCAGATAAAGAAACCCGGCTACCAAATAGATCACTACTAGACGTGTTAAACGCGTTTGGATTTTCAATAGTTTCAACTAAATCACCGCTGACTAAATCAAAAATATAGGCTGAACCAGCGTTACTGCCGGAAGTATCAGAAGCATAAGCGCCAACTGCAACAAAACTACCAGATACACTAATACCCATTCCAAAATGATCGCCATCAATACCTGTAGGATTTTCTAAAGTGTGTATAAGAGCTCCAGAGTTAACATTGTAAATATAAACTCTACCTCTATCGGCAGGTGCTAGATATTCTGGAACACCTACTGCTAAGTAGTTTCCATCCATGTGCATCCATTCACCAAACCTATCATTCGCAGAAGATTGCACTGGATTTTCAAGTGTGTGAAGTAATTCACCAGTTATAGGATCATATATGTAAACTCTACCTTGAGGATCGCTGTTGCCATCGTACCAATTTGCCCAAATCGCAAGGCGACCTTTTGAAAGTGTCATCCCTTCACCAAATAAACCTCCAATACCAGATTGAGGATTTGGATTTGGGATGTTACGAATTCTTGTTCCCGTAGAAACTTCATAAACCATTACAGATCCGCCAGTGCCATCTTGCGAAACACTTACAGCTGCGAGATTATCGTCAATAACAGTCGTATGACCCATCAGCTCGTTTGATGCCGCGCCGGTATTGTTTGTTAAAACGTGCAATAATTTACCAGATGTTATGTCAAAAATATAGGCTACACCGGAAGCATTTATCGGCGCATCAGCGCTTTTAGCACCGGCAATCATATAATTACCAGATATATCCATTGCGTTTTCACCTAATCCACCAAACCTAGTATCATCATTATCTAAGTTTCGTGTTCCAGTCGTAATGCCTGACCACGTAGGATTTAATACTATATGAAGTAACTCGTGAGTAGTTGCGTCATAAAGATAAACTACGCCGGCCTGGGTTTCACCAGTTTCCGGATCTTCCTCTCCGTACGCACTAACAGCGATTATATTGCCGTTTATAGCTATAGTCGTGCCAAACTCATCAAAGTCATCAGTACTTCCGCCAGCGCTTGGGTTATCTATAGTTCGAAGTAATGTAGCAGTAACACTTGGGGCTCCGCCGCCGGTACTCTGAGCTACCCAATCATAATCTGCTCCATCCCAGCTTAAAACTTCATTTGTTCCTGCACTACCTGCGTTTAAATGCGAGTCGACATCACTATTAGTATAAGTGCTACCGCCGCTGCCCGTAGCAAAAGTAGAAATTTCGTAAGGTGTGTAGGTATATGGATTAACACTTATGTTATACAGAAAAGCGTAACCGCTGTTAGTAGCCCCAGATGAATCTTCTTGTTCACAACCTACAACAATATTATCACCTGACATTGCAAGAGCATTACCAAACCCATCTGCATTAGTAGTTGGATCAACATTTGGATTTAATAAAGTTGCAGCTAATGTGCCAGTAGATAAATTAAAGATATAAGCGGCGCCACCTGAATTGTTAGTTGTATTATCTCCATATGCTGATACAATAGTGTAATTACCAGAGATGTCAACCTGTCGGCCGAAGGCATCACCAGGAAAAGGAGTTGGATTGTCTAAGGTGTGAAGTAATGCACCACTTTGTGTGTCAAACACATAAGCTTTACCTGATCCGGTGCCGCTCACGTCGGATTCACCTTCCGCGCCTACTACAAAATAATTACCATCTATGGCGACATCGTATCCAAAATAATCACTTGTTACTGTACCGTAAGCGTTTGGATTTGCTTTAGAGTGAACTAACGATCCAGTGCTTAGATCAAACACGTATACATGCCCACTATTGTCAGCTGATGCAAAGTCTTCGTATTGCGCGCCTACGATAGCGTAATTATCTGATATATCAACACTAGATCCAAAATTATCGTTTAATGAAGTACCAAACGCGTTTGGGTTATCAAATGTATAGACTAACCCGCCGGTTGCGTTATTAATAACATATGCTTTACCTGACCCAGAGCCGCCAGCATCGTCTTCATTTGGACAACCAAATATAGAATATTTACCATGTACTCCAATATAATTACCAAAATTATCTGCAGCAGGAGTACTATAAGCGTTTGGATTTTGAACAGTATGAATAAGGGCACCAGTTGTTACATTAAAAATATAACCTACACCGGCGCCGAGGCTTCCAGAAGAATCTTCACCCGGCGCACCAACAACAGCATAATTGCCTGATATTCCTACAGCTCGGCCAAAATTATCACTAGTTGACGTGTTAAAAGCATTTGGATTATCTAAGGTATGGATTAAATGGCCTGTGTGGACATCAAAAATATACGCTTTTCCTGCATTATCGTTACCAGAGCCGTCTGCTAAGTATGCCCCTACAATCATATAATCACCAGATATATCAACAGAATTCCCAAAAACGTCGCTGGCTTTAGGCGTTGGATTTTCAACATTTATTGATGATAAAACGTTAACCAATCCACCAATATCTGATGTTAAGGCAACTGTACCTGTTTTGTCTGGCAATGTAATTGTTCGTGCAGCAGTCGGATCTTCAACGGTTAACGTAGTTTCAAACCCGTTGTCGGTGCTTCCTTCAAAAATAATATTTCCATCTGTTATATCATTTAAGTATAAATTTCCGGTTACAATCTCTAAACCACTACCATTAGTAAAAGAACCAGTATTTGTCCAAACCTTGAAAGTGCCATCTTTCTGACCACCAATTTTAATATATCCATCTTCATTCGTGTTTGTTACGTCACTAGAGTGCGCTTGTATATACGCAAAAGTCTCTTCACCCGAAGCAGAGTTTTCTCCGTTAAAATTAATTCTACCGAGAATATCTTCATCAGCAGGTGTAGCACTATTATGATAAAGATTTAATGTAGCACCACTAACTGCATCTGCATCAAGTTGTATAGTAACCGGAGAAGCCAAATCAGAAGTGTAATCATTTATACTATTAGTTGTTATTACAGTACCACCTTCACGAGGTATCAATAAGTTAGCACCTGAAGTTTCTGTACCGGTAGGTCTTATTGTTAGGTCGTGTGTACTTCCTTCTAAAATTATTGAGCCGGTGTATGTTGAATAAGGTGCTAACCACAAGTTACCACGATCAATCCTAAGGCCTTGGGCAAATTGATTAGATGAAGTTCCGCCAAAAATAGTTACCATTTTTTCATTTGAATTTTCATTCATATCAGAAACTTCAAATTCTATCCAGCCACCAGGTCCTGGGTTATTATCAACAGCACTTATGCCAATGATACTTCCGTAAACCTGATCTACGTTACCATTTCTGTGTCCTTTAAAATCTATTCTTCCGAGTTCATCGCCATTTCGCGTTGAGTTAATACTATCATAAGAAATCTTTTCAAGAGTAATCTTTGGTCCGTTTGCGTTAGAATTTACAAGTTCTGGTTGCGTTAAAAGAAGCTCTGGGTATCCAGTATCATTAGATTGGATAATCAATTGATCACCGCTATTAGTAACATCTAGTTCTATGCCGGTCGTGGTAATATCACTTGTAAGTGCTAATGTACCTGTTCCGGCTGGAATAGTGTGATCATTTAATGTGCCAGTAATCTCAACGTTACCGTCTATTTTTCTTTTCATTGCCATTTTTAAATCCTACTATGTAAATGTCATTGATACATCTGGAGACTTCGCATTTGTCGAAGATACCATATTAAGTCTTGCTGTAAAATCTTTATATCTGCCGTCTGCATCGTAATCTACAGTTATTGTAATTCCATATAGACCTGTTCCTAAGTTTGTTACAGTAACATCATTACAAAGACCTACACCGACAATGCTAAATTCTCCAAGCCTGCCGGTGTCACCGTTCGCTTGGTTTAAATAACCAGTCGCAGTTCCTGTTATGTAATCGCCTTCGAGAAAAGTAGTTCCTCCGGAAGTAATTCTTGACATTGTTATTTGAAAGTCTACGCCTATTTGAATAATATCATCGATAGCAGCGGCCCCGGTTTTATCAAACTCAATTGTAATTACGCATGCCCCTGCATCGGTTGTCTGATCTTGGCCACTAACTAAATGCTCTTCTGCCCAACCGGTTCCATTACTCATTTTTCTATGTAATGTAAATACGGATTGATTAGTTCTATCGTCGAATGTTTCAATCAACGCTGCAGTCTCACGGCTTCCAACATCGTAACCCACTATTAGTGTGCCATCTGTTTTATTGTAATTAAATCCTACATTTGCACCAATACCGCGAAGCAGTGTAAGTTGATTAGTGTAATCAAATTCTAAATATGGTGCAAATACCTGTCCATTTAACGAACCCATTCTAAATTTATTAGTAGATTGATCGATGAGAGTATCGAGCGTTTGATCAGTTTCATCTAATATGATATAAGGCCTAGTAGAGGATATCGTAACATCACCAACACCAATATCATTCGTTGTAGTAGCGCCTCGACCTGTAACGGTATCAAGAGTGTCAGTTTCTGTATAACTCGTTAAATACGTATTACTGTCGACCGAGTAAGTACCGCTACCGTCAGTTTTCATAAACCCAGCTGTTGCAAAGTCTGTGTCTAATAATACATCACCACTAGCAGCATATCCTTGTATACTATGATCGCCCCAGCCATACGCAGTATTCCAATTACTTGAGTTATCAGTAACTGTGCTATAGGTGCCACTGCCATCGGTTTTCATAAGCCCGGCTGCCGTAAAGTCACCGTCAACTACTACATCAGCATGTGATGTTTCGCTCGTTATGTACGAGTTAGTATCATAAGACCAATTACCTGACCCATCATTTGTTAAAAATCCTGTTCCGTCAGTAATTGACGAAGAAGTATGTGCTGTAAAAAATGGATCTTGTTCGAGAAAGCTCGTAACATAACCAGCATTTGCATGATCGCCCCATGCATACGCGGCGTCCCAGTTTGATACGTCTGTGCTTGAAATACCAAATGCTGCTGAGTTTGAAAATATAGGATCAAGTTCATTTTCAAGATAAGTTCCAAAATCAGATATTTGGTTTGTAGAAAAAGTTAAATTCGCCTGATGCTGTTGAATTGATGATGCTGAAATATATGCATCCGGAACTACGACCCAAGTAACAGCAAGCGATAAGTCATTTAATTCTGCTGAAGCTGCGTAAGACCAGGATCCATTACCATCGTTGCGTAAAAAGCCTACGCCATTTACTATGCTAGATGTAGTGTGAGCACTAAAAACTGGATCAAGTTCTATTTCTACATAACCAGCATTTGCATGATCGCCCCACGCATAAGCTTGGTTCCATTCTAATACTGTATTTGCAGTAACGCTACCAACCGGAGATGCTAAAAATATTGGATCAGACTCAGAAGATATGTAAGTACCTAAGTCAGAAATTTGAGATTCTGTTATTGTTAAATTAGCTTGGTACTGAGTGACCGAAGTTGATGAAATATATTCATCTGGAACAATATCCCAAGTAACAACTGAAGATAAATCGTTAACTTCACCTGTTCCGCCAGGATTTCCATAAGACCAATTGCCAGATCCATCATTATAAAGAAAGCCTTGGCTATCTGCAATATTATAAGCAGTGTGTGCAATAAAAACTGGATCGGTTTCTTGAGGTATTGAATTTGCCGTTAAATAAACACCAAAATCGCTAATTTGGGACTCGGTAATTGATAAGTCTCCGAGGTGTTGTAAAACTGACGTGTTTGAAATATATTGATCTGGGACTGTGACCCAAGTTACGGTTGCAGATAAGTCATTCGACTCTGAAGGAGCCGTGGTCAAATACCCGGCATTAGCATGGTCGCCCCAACCATAAGCTTCATTCCAATTTGTTATGTCAGCGATGGCGATTGCAGATGCAGCTGATGCCGAGAACACAGGATCAGTTTCTGCATTTACTTGAGTAGCATATCCGGCGTCTGCGTGGTTACCCCACCCGTAAGCTGTATTCCATTGGCTTTTTTCTAATACTGTAATTGATTTTACGTGGGAAGGAACAGTTGGATCTGTTTCAGTATAACTAGTTATAAATCCAGAGTCATTAACAAGATTAGATGTATTTGCTGGAATAAACGGTGTATTGGCAAGGTTTGAATAATCTCCGTCAAACGCATCAGTAATTCCATAATCTGCTATGGTTGTAGGTATGTTTGTAAGAGAATTAAAGTCTGTGTTTCCAGCTGTTCCAGTTATCGTTACCGATCCAGCTACTGCGTCAGTAGTAAGAGTAATTCCAGTTCCGGCTATTATCTCAAAGCTGTCAGTTGCCGAAGACGCCGAGATAGTTGTTTGGCCAGAAACAGTAAATTCTGAAAAGGCGTTTTGATTTACTTCACCACCAGCTCCTGAAGCAAAAGCTTGCCAAGCTCCATTCTGATAACCTTCAAAAATATTTAATGATGTGTTATATCTAAATTCACCTAGTATGGGTGACGACGTTCTTTCTGTTGTAGTACCGGCTGGAACTTGAACAGCCCCAGTATTACTTGTACGCGGAGCAATAGCGTCAAAGTTATCGTCCATTTCGTTATATGTTAACGACGAACCTTTAGATCTTCTTGTCGTGATAGCCATTAGGTATTGTCTCCATCGTCGTTATAATACACTCCAACATATGATTTAAATTCGTTGTTATAGCCTGGGTTATATTCTATATAGTCAAAGGCTGTGTATTCAAACAATTCTCTTTCTGCTTCTGTTAATGGCTCGTTGATAACTTCTATTTGTGCAAGCAAAGCTGCTTTGGCCGCTGGATCAGTTTCAGCAGCATATTGGGCTAAGAGTGTTGCGTAATCAGGATTTGCCATAATCCTATTTATCCGCCGGCAGTAACCTTGGTAGAGCCAGTATCTGCAGCATTTGCAAACCAACTTCCATGCCCGCTCGTGGCATCACCAGTTCTATGAACAGCGTATCCACCTGCAGTTACTTTTGAGGATCCACCTACTGCATCATCGCCACAAGCTGTGGATCCTCCAGTAGTAACGGCAAGGCCACCTTCTGCGGTAACCTTGCCTTGTCCTGCGACTACGTATTTAGTTTTATGTGAAGGGTTTGGAGTCGTACTGAAATGTCCAATATGACTATCAATCCCAGCTCTTATTACTGCTGGCACATCAAGCTGCCTCTAATAGTTGTTCCTTTGCTAATATATATTCTTTTACCAATCCTGATCTTACAATATCATTAACAGTAAAGTTAACAACATCAAAAGATGGAATATTATTTAATACTCTTACAAAATCGTATAAGCCTGATATATCAGCTCTATTTCGTGATTGTTGTAAGTCGTCTTGCTTTGTGTCTCCACAGAAAATAATCTTTGAAGACTCTCCTACGCGTGTAATAATCGTATCAAGTTCGTGGTATGTCATTGATTGGCATTCGTCTACAATAATAATTGAATTGTCGAATGTTAAACCTCGTACAAATGATGAGGTCATAAACTCTAACATACCTTTCGTTTTTAGTATTTTATACGCATCTCCTCTTCCGAAGAGATCGTTTGTTATATCATTATATGGACCTTCAAAGACTTCTTCTTTTTGAGCCTTCGATCCAGGCATAAAGCCTTGTTCGCGCGTCTGAACTGCAGATCTAATTATGACGACCTTTTCATACTCTCCTTTCTGTAGTACATCATTGAGTGCCAAGTATGTAGCACACATTGTTTTTCCTGTACCTGCTGTTCCGATGGCCGCGAGGTTGTATCCTTGTTGATAAGAGTCAAACATATGAGATTGAGTCGGTGTTAATGGTTTTATTTGACGCATTGAAAACTTAGTGTTTAAAATGCCTACCATGTGATCCATTTCTCTTTGTTGTCTGCGCTTTTCTTTACGAGATAGTCTACGCTGTTTTTGTGCCATGAAACCTCCTGTTGACTCCCAACGGAGTTAGAAGTCATTGATTGTTGATTTAGTTTTTCTAGAGCCCGGATGATGGGCCTTTACGTTTTTCAAAACATCACGAAAATTATCATCTGGCTTACGTATGCCAAGACGAATCGGGTCAACGATCCCCGGAAACTGAGTAAGAATTTGTTTGATGTGAGGATTAGCTTGTAGGTATGGCTCGCGTTCGGCCATACGCATAGTTAGGTCAAATTGTTCATTTGTTTCTGTATTCTCAAAACTATAAGAGGGCATTCATTCTCCTTAATAAAAAAAAGAGGCGACGCTCAGGTCACCTCTTAAACATAATCTAAAAACCTGTTACATGTATTTATACGATGTATTCGTAAATTTCCTTCCAATTTGCAACTTTTTTAATGTCGTGATCGTTAAAATCTTTGTTATGATCGTGCTCGATTAAAAAAGAGTCAAGTCCTAAAGACATTCCGAGTACTGCATTTTCAGGTTTATCTTCAACCCAAACACATCCAGTGTCTTTGTATGGCAATAAAGCTTCGTCTTTATCGCCGCCACATTCAAGGCAGATAACTTCTTCAAAAACTTTTTTACCAAAAATAGCTTCTAGGTTTTTCCGACGAAGTTTGCCGGCATATTTGTCAGTTGACAAAGAAGTGATGCAATGAAATATAAAACCATGATCTTCATGGAGTTTCTTAACATATTTCACCGCATCACGGAAGGGAGTAAGCCAGCCTATTGCTGCTGAACAATTAAAATATTCACACATTTGTTTAGCTTGATCGTATGACATGTCAAATGTCTTTCCCATATCATACTCATTTTCTGCTATTGGATAATGGCCTCGAGCCGCCATCCATTTATAGAATGAATATTGCCAGTCAAGCAATACGCCATCACAGTCAACGAGAATCAGTTTTTCATTTAGTTTCATAATGTAATCCTTATATATTTTCTGATTCTAGTATAAACTATTTTACAAGGAATGTCAACCCCTATTTTTCATTTTGATCTAAATTAGAATATTTTTCTTCGTGTTTTAATTTGCGTTTATCTCTGCGTGATTTCATACGCTTTTCTTTACTACGAGATTGACGATCTTCATCAGCACCCCATTCATCGTCTTCCCACGATTCACGATATTCTTTGAAACTTTTAGCCAATTTACTTACTCCGCTATTAGGCCTGAAAATGCTTTGTTAATTGTTTTAGATGTTATACCTTTAAAAGGCTTTTTCTGTATACTATGATTTGCTAGCATATCTGCATCTTGATTATCTATATCTTGAAGTAATTGGATAAACAAAGTTTCGCGTTTTGATTGTTTTAAATCATCGTATCCGCCACCTTTAATAAAAATCTTTAAACGGCGAGCTTCTGTGTAAAGCAAAGTTTTAGCTTGATCTTCAAACTCGTTTTTATTCCAGGGTGGAGCACTATCTGGAATTAGCCATTCAACACGTTTATCGTAAGTTGCTTGTAGCACCATGCGTAAAGCTTGGTTGTCGTTCTTTTTAAGATAATCTACTTTTTCATCTACCTTAGTTAGTTTAGATGTTTTTTCGATAATTTCTGAAATTGATAGTTTCATTAGAAATCCTGTATATCTGTGATAAGGTTTTTTAGTTTTCTTTTGACAAAGAAATTAAACAGTTGTTCCCTGCCAACTTCTTTTTCTTGAGCGTATTCTTTAGAAATGTTTTCTTGATAATTCTGAGGAATTTGTGTCAAGTCAATCATCATTTTATTACGGTGATAACGACGAAGAGTTTCTTCATCCATCTCACTTGTACCTTTTGAAAATTGTTCTAAACGCTTTTTAGTCATAGGTTTTTGGCGTTGGCCAATTGCCAAACAATTATCAGGAGATAAGATATTAGGTACACCGTCACCAGTGTCACCCTTTAAGATATGCTCAAGGATATATTGTTCAGGGTTATCGTTACGTACCCAGCGCTTACGTACTGGATCGTATTGATCTACATTAGCAAAGCGCTGTAATTGAATATAATCTTTGTCACCGGAAAGAACGAGGAAGCGTTCTCCACCAGTATTCAATTCAGTACCTTCTTCATTAATGATTGTACCAATAATGTCGTCAGCCTCGAGATGGTCCATATGAATAACTTTGTAAGGAAAGTATTCCTTAAGCTCATTGCGAATAGTATTCATAACTTCGAATAAGTTATTCCAATCAAGCTCAGACTCATCACGAGACTTTTTACGATTTGCTTTATAGTAAGGATATGCTTCACGGCGCCATGTGTTTTTGCCGTCAGCACAAATTACGATCTCACCATAATCTTTTACGAACTTTTTACGATTAAGACGAAGGGAGTTTAGGAACATGTGACGAACTAGATTTTCGTCAATTTCCACGTTGTGGTGGTTACCAATGCTTGCGAATAGCGAAGCTAGGATAACCTGATTGTAGTCTACGAGTATAGCCATTTTGATTCTCTGTTATAATTTAATTTATAGATCTATTCTAATCTATATCTTCATCAATGTCAACCATTTTTTTCTCAAAATCTGCAATATTTAAAGAATCTTTTGCAAAATCTTGCAATGGATGGTCTACATCTTGTGTTTGTAAGTGTAAAGATCTGATTGCTTCTAAAACGAGTATCATGCTCGGAAAATATTTTTCCATATTTTTGGATAAATCACAGCCAGATCTGCTAAGTTCAGCGATGCATTGTCTCCATAGAAATTCAGAAATCTCTTCACTATAGCTAAGTTTATATTCCATCACTTTATCGTCCACCTCAGCTCTTGATTGAGGTGGACCATCAGTTTTAAATTTTGGAAATTCTATAATGTTATCTTTAGACACTGTCTAAGTCCTTTAAAAGCTTTTGCCAAGATGCTTCGAATGTAGGCATACTATTTCTACCTAAGTAAAATCTATCAGACTGAGTCCACTTATCAAAAAACTCTGGATTTCCATTTATAGAATCCATTAGTTGTTTTGCTATAGAAAACACAAAGCTGGCATGACGATTAATGTCTTCGTGATAATCGTACATAATACTAGCATTACATGCTGTTTCTGGAAGAGCCCCATAATTTGGATGAACGCAAATTACGCCAGATTTAATAGCTTCAATTAACGCGATACAAGAGGTTTCTTGCCAAATATTTGGATACAAAAAGACATGAGCTTTATCTAAAGCTTCAAGTACTTCTTCATTACTCTTATGACCATGATAAGTCATTTTAGGATGGGCTTCAATACGTTTAAATAAACCAGAGTATGGTTCATCTCTATTTTCCCAACCATAAATTCCAAAGCTTGAATACACATCAAGATGGATATTTTTATATTGCTCAGCGAGTGCATCAAAAATAGGAACCAACAATTCCAATCCACGATGTGGGGTGGTGTGGTAAATAAACCTAATTGTTTCTTGATCTTTTTGCCGAACAGCATACTCTTTTTCTACGGCGTTATAAATTACTGTACATTTTGAGTATGGGATTTGATAAAGCAAAACGTATTGATCTCGTTGCCATGCTGATACAAACACAAAGTGATCCCAATGTTTCCATCCGCCGTTTGCCAGCATATTGTTTTCTGGATCTTGTGCTAAATCGTGACAGTAAAAGATGTTCTTTACGTCTGTATACATTTCTCTACTGCGAGAAAAATGGATTGCATATTTTTCTAAAAGACGCGTAGAGACTGAGTCTAACAACCTTTTTCGCATCATTTCTGTACCGCCGTTTGAGTTTGTACTCAGCTCACTTTCGACGATTTTACCTTTGTAAATACAACTCATAATCTAATATTCCTTTTATTCCATAGTAATTATTTTTAAATCTCTTAGACAACTATATACAAGCGTTGTTAATTCTCCAGTTGGGTCCAAACGTATATAAGCTACTAACCTATCTATATATTGAAGTTCCATACCGTGATTTTTCGCAATTGTCATGCCTTCAAAGAATGTTTCAACATCATAGGGATTATCAAAAAATAGTTGTTTGGCACTGGTTTTTTTATTATTGTGCTTCTGCTCTGACATTACCTTCTTTCAAATACAAGTCTTCTAAAACTGAATGAAAATCTGTTAAGGTTCCGTTGTTATGGATACGATATGTTTTTACATTAAATTTGTGATTTAAAACATATTTTTTGTTAATTAAGGTTTTGTGAGAATTCACGTATTCGTGTACCACATTTCCATCAAAATAACGACGAGAGTCTGTAGAGTAATCCTCACCTTCTCGCGTTAATTGAACCAAAACAAAATTATTGGAACCAACTTTATTTATAACAGGAATCAATTCATCTACAAAGCCACCATCTGAAATAGCGTAGTCTTTGTTTAAATCAATTTCATCAGCGACTTGCCGTCCAAAGTAGTCAAGGCCTCGCTTAGGCTTAACTACTTTTTCTGATACATATATCATAGCTTCACGACATGACATATGTCCAAGATCCACGTGAGGAACTTCTTTTACAGTGCGATCATCATAGCGTTCCATAAACCAATCATAATTGATGCCAAAGTATTTTGCAGTTTCTTTATATAGCTGATACTTAAATGAAAGGTGTTTATAACCTTGATCTTTAAAGTAGTCAGCAGCTGCATCTTTACCCGAGCGAGGAGGGCCATTGAATAAAAATATCATGCAAAAGTATCCGATACTATATTCATAATCTCTTTAGAGAATGCAGATTTCCATTCTGTAGGTGTCATACCTGACAAAATAAACTCACGGTCTTCAGAAGTGAGGTAAGGCATTGCTTCATCGATTGAAGCATAGCCGCGTTGCCATTCGATATAATTTTCGGGATCGATGGGTATATCTTTGGTACGTTCGATTCCACTCAATACACTTTTACGTTTGATAAGCATAATATTCTCCAGACTGATTCTATATAAGATCTAATATAAACTATATTAAACCAAATGTCAACCGTTGTCAACTGATTTTTACACTTTTTACGACCAATTGTGCTCTTGGATGTGTTTGAGTTTGAAGTGGATTAACTTCCCAACCATAGCCACCTGCAATTTCTTGCATTTCTTTAAGACTGTATACAAACATTCTATTTGAATGGCTTTTACCTTGCCAGTTGCGTTGATTACCATTAACCACCTCTGGATTATGATGATTAAAATACGTAAACATGAATGTATTGTTTTTTTCTGAAACTTTATTCAAACCTTCAAAACAATTTTGTATATCTTCGACATCTAAATGAGAAAAAAGACTATTAGCCCAAGCTAAGTCATATCCTTCTGAAACCTTACTAAAATCAAAGGTGTCAGTAATCCACACTGTTGGATTTTTTTGAGAACCGGGTCTTTGATCTTCGCGCAGTTCTTGATTAATTCCATGATTAACAACGTCCTCAGCAATATCAAGTCCATAATAATGATTATCGTCTAAGTAGTCTATCATATGCTTTCCTAATCGAAAACATCCACAGGCTATATCGAGAAAACGAGTTTGTTTACTTAAGGTTTGATTTTGTGTTATAAGATCAAATTGCCATTTTCCTATTTCCTCGAATAGTCCACCAACATATTGTCTAGCACCTAAAGATTTTATTTCATTTTCATAATATTTCATTTTATTGTTCCTTCGGCAAGAAGCTTTAATCTTTTGACATGGGACCGGTGAATTTTTACTTGAACTATTCCATTATAATATTCATCGCTTAACAACACTTCGCGCTCCATCTGTTCCCTAAGCTCAAGGTAAGACAGCTCGCCTTTAGATTTACATAAGTGTAGTATTTCTCTGTGGAAGTTTTCTGCGCCTAAATCTTCTACTATTTGTTTTACTTCCTCTGAAGATCCATAATAAGTTTGCCAATCAGACTCGACAATCTTAGTACGCTTTCTTTTTTTCCCTTTGAGGGGAGGTAAGCGGCGTTTAGAAACAAATATTTTTTTACCAACATATTTTTTATTATTGGACTTGTCTGTTAGTACGTAAACAAATCCAACATTATCTTCAATCATTTCAGAAGTAAATTCTTTATCATTATATAGCCACATAATAACCCCATTGTAATAGGATTATTTATTCATTCTTTATTTGTTTTCTAAAGCCTTAACTCTTTCTTGCAAATCACGAATTGTTTCCAATAAATCAAAACCTTCGGGATCTGATGAGTCTTGGACCCATACTTTTCCATCTTCAGTCAGCATTAAATCTGGCTTCGCGTTTCGTTGTTGTGGTTCAATTACATTAGTCAATAGAAATCTCCTCTTCTTCTTCAAATCGCACAAATGCTTTAAGTGTTCTACCATCATCTTGTAGTTGAAACTTTAGCTCTTGTACTCCGTACTTTGCATAGGCGCGGCCTTTATTATCCACAACCTCAAAACGAGTAACTTTGTCACCAAACATAATGTACTCATCATCAATAATCATATCAGTTGTAAGTTTCATTAGCGCCTCATGTTTGCTATAGCAACAGCATCTTCTTTACGTGTAATAGGAACACCATTAGACTTGTGCATTTGACCAATGCCAATGATGTAATCGCCAGTATATTGTGTTGCTTCCTTTTTAGCACCATTTCCAGCAATCTTATCAGAGGTCATGCGTGGGCCTGTGTCATAATCAGGAATAGTATTAGTGTTACGTGCTTTTGTTTTACCAACACCTATCTTTGCCAACCATTTCTCATGCTCAATAGCAGCTAGGCGATCCTTTGGTGTTAGTTTCTTTTTTGATTTTCCGTGGACTTGAACTCCACGTATCATGTGCATAGACATTAAGATGCCTCCTTATAGTGTTCATCAAATACACCGTACATGCGGTGTTTAACATTTTGTATGTGGCTACACGGTCTCTGTGGGCGCTTCTTACACGTACATGAAAAGCCTTCTGGATGCATCTCAACAACGCCTTTTCCATAAACCCATTTTGTACCTAATGCCCAGTGTTGAGCAGTGTTAATACCATATGACTCAAAGATTTTCATTTTTTTAAATTTCGTTTATGATTGTTTTGATATGCTCAGGATCTAGGCGCCCAAGTATTTGTCCGACCAATTCTTCGAGGTGGTCATAGTTATTAGATGAGAATTGGTAAAGTGGATTGCCACCGGCTGGGCCGTTGATTATTAAGAGGTTAGCCGTACATCCGTGTTCTTTGGCGAATTGTTGGACTTCAGAGTGAGTTGGTTCTGATGAAACGTCAAGCTGTGCAGTATACATTAGTGATTCTCCTTATTATAGAATCAATATAAACTAGTTTAACAGGAATGTCAACCGTTAAAATGCACCATCTCCAAAGTTTCGTGTGTTTTCAATTTCGGCATTGAGTTGCTCATAACCACCAACGTATTTGTTGTTCCAAAAAATTTGCGGGACCTGTCTTGGCTCAGAACCCATACGTTCTGTAAGCTCATCTCGATTAGTTTGATTTGCACTAATGTCTTTATATTCATACGCAATCTGATGTCGCTCTGCTAATTTCTTGGCACGAATACAAAAACCACACGTTGGTGTTCCATAGATTTCTATCATCATTGCATCCTTTGTATATTTTCAAAAACAGTTTTAACTGTCTTAGGTGTTCCAAAATGAACTCGCCAAAATAGGCTTGAAGTTCCAGACGTTGTTTTAAAAGCACGAGTAAACAATCCGCTTGTCCTATCGTCGCGGACCATGTACTCGTCTGTAATAGGGACCCAATCTGGGTTTAAACAATCTATAATGTCGTTTAATTGTTTATTTGAAAAGTCATTTAAATTCATAATATTCCTTATGCTGCTAGACGCCAATCATGTGAGAATGCTACAAAACCAATTGGAGCAACTACAATACATTGACCTTCTTCGTCAACGAGAACATCGCCAACTGAAATTGAGTGCATACGTTCTAAGCGCTCAATGTTTTCTTCGGGTCCCATGTTGCCAATATGAAATACTTCATTTGCTGAAGCAGCTTCAATATTAGCAACGTGAGTGTAATAGTTTTTTTCTACGAAAGCATCGTATGCTAATCCACCAATCTTATGACCTGCAAAATCCATATCCATATCAATCTTTGCTTTTTTAGCAGGAACTGACTCGAAGCTTTGAGTTTCGTTGATAAGATCAATTTGAGCATCAGTAAGACGGATTTGATAAATTGCGTATTTCATAAGATTGATTCCTTTTGTTTTACCTTATAGAATCAATCTATACTATTCTTACGGTAATGTCAACCGTTAATTTGCTTTTATTTCATTTTTCTTAAAGCTTCTACGCCACCTTTGACTCTTTCAGGATATTCACCAAGATATGTGCCTGCTAATAAATCCATAGGACCTAATAGATGTTTATGAAAGTGTTCTATATTATCCCAATCGTCCATCATTCTTTTTGCTAAATTATCAAAATAAGAGTCAGATAAAACTGGATCGTCTTCTACATAATAAGCATATGCGCCCATAAGATACCAAGGCACCATCATATTTTTATTCTTTGATATTACTTCTTCAGCTTTATTGTCCAACATCGACAAGGTAAGCTCCTTCGGGATATTTAAACGATCTTCTAAACTCTTCTAACATTAAAGGAGTCATTTGAATTATTTGAAAACTACCTTCTTTTTCAACCCATTGTCTGATGTACACTACATCGTCGTACATAAAAACTTGAACATCTTCAACCGTGCCAGTGTCGTCTAAAATTGTTAACGCAGTTTCATCCCAATCCATTTCTATTGTAAACATTTGAGTATCTCCCACGTATGCTGCCAGTTTCTTACGTGATGGTTTACTCCGTTTTTGTTAACCTGAGCGAGAGGATAATCATTACCACCTGGATCCATTTTGTCACCAAAGAAATGTACAGTATCATGATCAGGAAAATCAAGAATAACTTGTGATTTATCAAAACCAATGGGATATAGATCTATTCCAGTGTCACCGCCTGATGTTGCCATTAAACCTAGTGTTTTTTCTCCAAAGTTGTAATTAAAAGACTCAACGATTTCGTTTCTTTCATTGTTTATGGTGTCGTATTTTACATATTGTGCACGTTGTTCTTTATTTGCATTTCTTCCAACAACACTAAAGTTTGCTGTGCCAGGTCTTTCTTCTAAATGATTACCGGTCCTTACAGGATATGGGCTACGAATAAGTTCATCGGATAACCACTTTTTAACTTTTTCTGGAGTTACCCAATCAGATTTACGAATTCTTACTCCAGCGCTATAAACGTCGTTTCCACTACAATTATAGGCTACCTTTGCTAAATCGTAAGTTTTACCAATTTGTTCGACAGTTTTATCTTTATCACTACCGGTCACAATATACACGTCGTTTGTTAAACAAAACGTGTTAAACCAAGCTTGAAAATTGTAGTCCATTTTACCACGACTGGGTGTAAGCGTTCCATCTACATCAAAAATAAATTTATTCATCTGCGTCAAGCATTTCATCAATTTTTAATTCTATTTTATCTAAACGCTGCAGAACTAATTGAAGCATGTCATTTACAGTTGGTTCTACGTCGCTTGATGAATAAAACGTTGGTGGAACATCAGCATCAAAATCCATAGTATCATCAATGTCTTTTCTTAGAAAATTAAAAATGCTCATTCTTCTAATTCCTTATAGACCCAACGACTTAGGGGAGGGTCACCAAAATAGCGAGCGTAAACAATATTACCTACGCGTTCAAAAATTAGATGTTTACTATCTTTCGTTTCCATTGCACCAATGTCTCCTATTATGAGCGTTCTTAATTAGTTCACTAAAACGATCTGCAATTCGTCTAACTTCAGGACCAGCGTTATTATCATGTTGTTCCATAATACGTGCAGTGTTATGTAGTTGGTTCAGCATTTCTGAATCCATTTCCCATTGCTTATCACTCATCGCTGCACCAACGGTTGTGTTGATACGCTATCATGGTAATCACCAGATTGATAATAATCACGGCACGCGGTTTCTTTAACCATTATATCATTTTTCATACGATAGGTTATAATTTCACGACGAATTACACCGACAGTGTCAGCGTCAAATGCACTTTTAAACGGTCCATCTGTCATTACTTCTTTCCTTCTATAGGTTCACAAACTCTTTTTCTTAAATCACTTGTACTAAAACGATGATCTCTTTTATTATAATACAGATCAATACTTCGTTTCTTACAAATTTCATATCCAGTAAAGTTTTTGTCTTTATACTCTACTCCTAATATTCTAACATTAATATTGTACATTGTCAATATATCTTTTAGATCATCTTCAGTACTATATGGAATAATTTCATCTACATATTTTACTGCTTTAAGTTGAGCATATCTTTCAACTACAGTTTGAACCGGTCTATTTTTTTCTGGCCTATCAATAGTAGGATCTGTTTGTAATCCACAAATAAGATAATCACACTGAGTCTTAGCATCTCTAAGCATTTGAATATGTCCGGCGTGAAGCAAATCAAACGCACTACATGTAAAACCTGTTTTCATTTTCTTAACCTTTCATTATATTGAACAGCTTCACGAAGTATACTAAAATCGCTTTTAAACTGATCACTTGTTGCAAGTAAAGCTGATGTGTCTTTAGGAAAACAGTGTCCGCCAAAACCACGCTCTGGCGTAATCTTAGTATGGCTCGCGCCAATTCTTTCGTCTTCAGAAGTTAAAAATAAAACTTGTGTTGCTTCTACATTAGAAGCTTTACATAAATCATACATCTGATTGAAGAACCCAACCTTAAGAGCTAAAAAGCTATTACGCATATATTTAGTCAAAATCAAAACCTCTGGATCGTGTATAGTAACTTCGATTTCATTTTTAAATAAGTCATACCAAAAATTAGTATTCCCTCCACCAATCATAATTTCTTTTTGATTTTTAAAGTCTTCAAATGCATGCTCGGCTCTTAAAAACTCTGGTGAAAACGTGATCCTAGGTTCATCATAAGATCTATTCATTAGCCGCCAACCTTCAAGACTAATAGTTGATTTAATTAGAATAGGCGCTTTAGAATTCTGGTTCATAATTTTTTCGACAGTCTCATAAACATTATTCATGTCACAAGTTCCGTCTTTAGATTGTGGTGTGCTTACGGCTATTATATAACAATCAGCGTCAACATTCCAGTTATTATAACCTTTTGCTGGATCATAAACGCTTACCTTAGTATCGCCTTCTGCCAAAGACCAAGCATGAGCTTGACCGACAAAACCGTAACCAACAACCTGAATTATCACTTACTAAAATCCCTATCTAAATCAACTAAGCCTCGATCAATATCTCGAGCTAACGCTTTGATATCGTCTACCATATACTGACACGTTTCCTTATCGTACCAATTTTGTACTCTATATCGTTCTCGATGGAGCGTAATACCTTTATCGTGGAGTACTTTAATTTTTTCATATAGTTCTTCTACACTATGCGCCATCGTCATCAACCTCAATAGGAAATGGACTTATAATCCCTGCCTGAGATCTATCTTCTTCCCAACGAGAAACGTGTTCTAATTTTTTTTCTTTGCTCCACCCTGCTAAATAATCGTTGTCACGATCAAACATTTGTAGCATTCGTTCTTCATCAAGAATAAACACATCAGAAATTTGCTCACCTAAATGCTTTTGAGAAAACTCAGTAACATCATGACATGTCACCGAGTCCTTAGCGTATTCTATCATTTCTTTGAGATCATTTGTTTTTAATGCACTGGCGGGAATACAATATCGTGTTCTAAATGTATCAACGCAAGTTACCATTACATATCGTTCTTCACTCATTATTTTTCCCATCTATAATATTTGTGAGCTCCAATCGTTCCAACAAACTGTAAACCTGAAGCCCAACGAGGATTTACATATGTTGCGTGATAATTAGTAGCACCTTCTGTAATGCCACGGTATTTATCCCACATAACCAAACCCCAAGCTAACAGCTGAGCTTCTGCCCAAGCGTCTGCATCTTGTGGATCATCTGATTTTCCATCACAATACCAACTAAATTGGCAATCTCTACGGCCTTTAACATATCCGTCTTGAACGACGCCGCAAATAGTGTCTGGATAACGAGTATCATTTACTCGGTTAAGAACAACATCTCCTACTGCAACCTTATCTGCTAAATTACTACCACGAGCTTCGTAGTAAATGTTAAGAGCTAAACAATGCTCTTCTGGCCATGTATGTTTGTCGAAACCACTTACCTGTGACTCTGTTGACATCGCTGGATTAGCGAAGGAAACTGCCGCCATTAGCGCCATATTGATAATAGTTTTTTTCATTGCTGCCTCATTATATATTGTTTATGTAACTAATATAAACTGATTCTATCGCAATGTCAACTGTTAATTTGACTTAATACATTTTTTAATCGCCAAACAATTCCTGATTTAATAGCTTCTTCTGACCAATATGTCTCGTCTTCTACTAAAGCTGATAAGGTTTCTGTAACCATCATACTTTCGTTTCGTATGCCTTGGTTTTCTTGTCTTAAACTTGAGTTTTCTTTTTTAAGCTCGTTAACCTGAAACTGTAACTGATTTAATGTTGCTTCTTTACGTTTTACCATTGTCTCTTAAAAATTTATAATCATCTTCGTAAATATTCTTTATTATTTCAATTTGGGAATAGCTTAGATCTTCAGGTGTAATTTCTTTACGAGTGTGATTTAAATGTGCTCCTATACCAAAATATTGATTAATTTGATAACGCCTTAGTACCGTAAAATTACTAAAATTCTCGGTGTCTATAAATCTTATTTGGGGATGAAAGTGATGTACTTGATGATGAGAATTGATCTTATCAATGTTATCAAAGAACATATCTATTTTTTCTTTTCGCTCGCACAGGTCTAAGTCGACACCGAACGAGCTAAAGATATTTTTACCATACGCATAGTATCGTTGGTTTTCTGCTAGATAAGCATTAATACATGAAATAAATCTATTCACTGGATCTGAAACAATGACGATAGGAGATTTAGTTTTTGCTATCTCAAATTCTTTTGTGCCTCTGTTAATTATAACTGATTGTTTAAAAGATTCTTTAATAGTTACTGAGCCACTACGTGGTATTTCAAACCAATACTGATTTTGATTATTATTTAAATCGCGAAGTAAAGGCCATTTAAGTTTTTCGCACCAAAAGCATTTGCATTCTTTAAACATTTAAACCTCATATATCAAGCCATCTTGTATTATCCAAAGTCCATTTAACCACTTCTTCAAGTCTCTGTTCAACTGGCTTTGGAGTCCAACCCATATTAGCCATGCGCTTACCTGAAAGAGCATAGCGAAGATCATGACCAGGACGACTAGAGTGGAAATCCTGAAACTGATAATTCAGTTCTTTTCCTTGCACATCAGCAATCAAGTTAGCAAGTTCTAAATTATTTAATTCAGTTGCACCTACGATATTAAACTTAGGACACTTGACTCCGTTGCTTTGAGGTGTTAATGTATGTTCATTTTCAAGCAAGAACATAGTAGCATCAGCTACATCCTCGGCATGGATATAATGACGAGATCCTGGAATAGTTTTTGTTGAGTCTGAATGAATTGTAACAGTACCACCATCTCGTACATTACGGATAGTCATAGGAATAAATTTCTCAGGATGTTGGCGCTGACCAAATACGTTCATAGTATGCGTAATGTATATTGGCATATTATAACTGTTTTGGAATGCTACTGCAAGTTCTTCTCCACCTGCCTTTGAAGCAGAATATGGGTTAGTGCAGTTATAACGATCATACTCATCGTAATTTACACCTTCTGGTGCTGGCCCAAATACTTCGTCTGTTGAGAAATACAAAAACTTTTCAAGGTTGTCTTGTTTACGAGCATATTCTAAAATATTACAAGTACCAACAACGTTATCCATTACGAATTCCATAGGACGTTCTATAGATCGATCAACGTGGGATCCTGCAGCTAAGTGGGCAACGATGTTAACTGGACCAATATCTGACTCAAGCATTTGATTAATTTCTGCTTTAAGGTCGTGATATATTGTTCGTACTCTTTTGCGCTCAGCAGGTGTTCTATCAAGCAACAAGTCGTGTAGACGATTGAGATTTCCGCTATAGTCTAAACGATCAAGCGTTACTACTTCCCAATCTGTACGAATAAGTATTTGATTAATCAAGTGGTGGGCAATAAAGCCTCCGCCACCGGTGATTAGGATGCGTTTTGTCATAATGTACCTTTCATCATATTCATTATATGCTTTATTTATAAGGGTCTGTAGACGTGTAAATTCTTTACGTGATTAATGTTTCTTTTGTTACAAGATTTTTTAATACCGTCTGTAAGATTTTTATCTACTGCGTAACCTCGTTTTCCCCATTCGCCAATCCATTCTATTTCATATCGTTCAGCTATATGACCGTGGCCGCCTTGGCCTGGAGTTGCTGCAGAAAATACAACAACTCTAGGTTTTTTGGAAGCAAGAATATCAAAAACTTTTGGATGATAACTTTTGTGGACATGTTCCATAACCTCTACAGAGAATATCATATCATAATTTGATAAGATACCTTCTGGTTCTGGTTGAGTAGTAGCATCCCACATAAACTGCCGACAATTATCTTCTGAAAACCTTTCAGCTTCCATAGGAGCAGGTTCTATACCATGAACTGTTTCTACTCCATTTTTAGAAAAAAACTCACAATACCATCCAACACCACATCCAAATTCTAAAACAGTTTTTGGTTTAAGTGTTTCTACTACCCACCTATTCATACCATCATTAAAATTCTTACCGTACCATTGATTGTGTTGTTCAGCTGTCCAATGCATTATCTAGCCACCCATAATTAGAATTTATATTTGATTGTAGCCTTTAGACTATCATCGATATCGATAGTACGGCCGTGAACAGACATTGATTTGCCTTGGTGATAATGCAAGCCTAGCTCAACGTCATTTTTCGTATGCAATGCGCTGAAATAGTTATGAGTCATACCAATATCATCGCTTTCAACACGGTGAGCTGCAAGCATCACGTTTCTGTTTAGGCTATACATTGCACCATAATCTGTACGTGTATTACCAGCATCTTCCCATTGTTCAATACCAATGCCACCGGCAATACCGAATGGACGCAAGTTAACACCAGCTGACATACCAGTTTGTGTTTCTACGTCATTTTCAATAACCATATACGAAACATCAACAATTGCGATACGAGCAGTAGCTGACGCGTACAACGCGTTGGTTTCTAGATCATATGCTAAAACACCACCATATGGCATTTCTTTGTTTAGCTTATATGTGTTGAACTTAAATTCGTCGTTGTAATCCCAACCACCAAACGTTACAGCAACTTTTGTATTATGATCAATACGTGAGTTGTCGTTTGTAATGATAACAGGAGCACCGGTTTTAGATGTTTTTGCAAAACCTAAGCGTTGCACATCAGTATCACCCATCCAAATGCGAGTATTGTAACCAATCTCTGCACCCATTTGAATCTCTTGAACTCGGTTATCTTGAGTACGATCTAACGAATAGTTAGTATCAAATCGTGCACCAGCACCTACCCAATTTGCAAACGGATGATCAATCGTTGTTTCATATCCAAAGAATGCTTCTGCACGTGGATTGATTGTACCTTCAGGATATGTTTCATCAATATAGACTTCTACATTACCATTCAAGTACATTCCGTTCTTGTCTTCTACTACTTCATGCCCACCTGCGAATGCGCCAGTTGCCATCATGGCTAGGATACTAGCGCCTGTTAACATTTTCATTTCTTTAATCCTTTTTACTTTTCAACCAACCGATACGTTCACCGGCCGCAATTCTGCGTTCTGCTTCTGCTTTACTACCTGGATAACGCCATGCCCAAATAACAATTAATGCAAACGTGATAGCCATGTAAATTGTAGCTTTTACGTTTCCAGTTCCAAAGAACATAAATCCTAATGATGTTGACATTACTGCAACCATTAGATATTTTGCTTTCTGTGGATAAACTCTTAGTTTTGACCAGTTTTTTACAAACGGTCCAAAACGTTTATGGTTCATAATCCAGTTGTGGAATCTTGGGCTTGATTTTGCAAAACAAAATGTTGCACCAAGGATAGGTGTAGACCAAGGCAAACCTGGAAGAAGAACTCCGAGATATGCTACACCTACTAATAGAATACCTAATGTCAACCAAAAGGCTTTTTTAATCTTACTCATATTATTACTCTCTTTCCTGCGCTTAAAAAACGCATGTTCAAGTTGATTCATTATGAATCCTTTATTTTAATACAGTTTTTAACGCTTCTACTAATTCCACTATCATTATATCTGTATGGAATGGTGTAGGCGCTATTCTTAATCTTTCAGTTCCAGCTTTTACAGTTGGACTATTAATGGGTTGGATATAAATTCCGTAATCATTAAGTAATGTATCGCTCGCTGCTTTACATTTGAACGCATCGTTAACCATTACAGGAACGATATGCGTACATGCGTTGGGATGAATTGGAATATCAGCCTCAACTAATAGTTTCTTTACTTGGGTTGCGCGCTCTTGATGTCGTTCACGGGCGGAAGTATGGTCACGGAGATATTTGATCGAGGCAAGGGCGCCGGCACAGATGACTGGGGATATGCTTGTTGTGAAAATAAATCCACTAGCCACAGAACGAATACTATCAATAACAACGCTATTACCAGCAATATACCCTCCTTGAACTCCAAATGCTTTTCCCAACGTGCCATTTATAATATCTATTCTCTCTGTTAATCCTAATTTTTCGCAATAACCTGCACCGGTTTTTCCATAAAGACCTACTGCATGAACTTCATCAATATAAGTAATAGCATTGTATTTATCTGCAAGATCACATATTTTTTCTATTGGAGATACATCACCATCCATAGAATAGACGGACTCAAATACGATTATAGGTACTTGCTTAGCTTTTGTTGCAGCCTTTAACGATTTTTCTAGATCTTCCATATCATTATGTTCAAAAACAATTTTACTTGCACGACTGTGTTTCATACCCATAATAAGAGATGCATGATTTTTATTGTCTGAAATAAAACAAACGTTATCTATAATACGACTTAATGCTACGAGAGCCCATTCATTAGCGACATAAGCACTTGAAAACAAAAGGGCAGATTCTTTTTTATGTAATAATGCTAGCTCTCGCTCTAGTGTAACATGGTAATGTGATGTGCCACCAATATTACGAGTACCACCAGATCCAGCACCTGTTTGATCAAGCGCAGTATGCATTGCATCAATTACATATTGATTTTGACCCATACCAAGATAATCATTAGAGCACCAGTTGATAATGTTTTTTGGCGCGTATTTACCATACCATATTGAACGAGGGAAAGACCCTCGTTCTCTAAGTATATCGTTAAAGACTCTATATCTGCCGTCGTCTCTAAAATCTTTTACTATGTTTTCAAAATAATGTAAATGCTTCATATTATGCTTCGCAGGCTGCACACCCTTCCAAAGCAACTCTTTTACGTGTAAGTGACTGTGCAGCTGACATAGAATAACTATAATACAAGCTTTTTACACCCATTTCCCACGCATACAAATAGAGTTGATTGATTTCTTTTACTGTCATATCAGGATCCAACATAAGATTTAAACTTTGGCTCTGATCTATATATTCTTGGCGAACAGCTGCTTGGTCAATAATTCTTTCTGGATTAATTTCAGAAAATGTTTTAAACACAGCGCGCTCATCTTCAGTCAAGAACTCAAGTTGTTGTACTGAACCATCTGCAGCTTTAATTTGATCCCACGTTTCTAAATCATCTTTACCATATGACTCAAGGATTTTTTGTAAATATGGATTTTTAATTGTTACTTTCATTTTAGCTAAGTCTTTAACGTAGCAATTACTAAACTCAGGCTCAATAGACTGTGATACTTGGCCAAGAATAAAGCTTGATGATTTAGTTGGTGCAATAGCCATAGTCGTGGTATTACGCATTCCATAACCTTTTAGTAAAGGTGGCTCGCCAAGCGTTTTTGCTAACTCAGCAGACGCTGCATGTGATCTTTCACGTAATGTTTGTGCAATCTCTAAATTTAATTTAGCTGCTGCTGAGCCTTCAAACGCCATCATTTTTGATTGAAGTAACGAATGCCATCCAAGAATACCAACACCAAGTGCGCGGTGGTTTACAGCAAAGTCACGAGATCGTTTTAAATAGATCTGGCCTTCTGTTTTAATAATAAATTCTTCGCAAACAGTATCAAGGAATTTTGTCATTGTTTCAATTGCGTCAGTATCTTTAATTTGATCCCAATGCAATACGTTAATAGAAGAAAGTACACATGTAAATGTTTCTTCATGACTGGATGGTAACGCGATTTCAGCACACATATTAGAAGCATGTACTCGCATATCTTTGTCTTTATAAACTTGCGGTCTTCCGTTATTTACGTTGTCAGAAAAAAGAATATACGGAAAGCCAACTTCAGCTCGGCGTTGTAAAACCTTTGCCCAAAGTGCACGTTTTTGACTATCTCCACCTTTCATATCTTCAATAAACTTATCAGATACTGTAATACCAGTTGTTAAACCTTGGATAGGATTACCTTCGGTAGCAATATCAAGAAACTCATCAGCATCAGGATGCTCAATATCTTGATAAGCTGCAAAGAAACCACGACGAACTGAGCCTTGTGAAACAACTTGTGCAAGCGTATCATACATTTGCATAAAGTGTACGGAACCTGAAGACTCGCCTTGATCAGTAATGCCTGCACCTCGACCACGAACAGCGCCAAAGTAACCTGATGTACCACCACCGTTTTTCATTAACATACCATTTTCTGCATGGCTAAATAAAATAGCTTGCATACTATCGTCAATATAAGATCCAAAACATGACACAGGTAGTCCACGCTCTTTACCATAGTTAGCCCATACAGGACTTGCTAATGAATAAAAGCCACGAGACATATAATCATAGAATTTGTCAGCAAATCCTGGCTCATTTAAATATTCTTCTGCTTTATTTGCAATGTCACGAATACGACTCTCAGGTGTTTCACCTTTGCTTAAATAGCCGCGTGACAAAAAAGTACGAGAGTCCTCGTTTAACCAATAAAATTTCTTCATGTTTTCCTCTATTCTAAAATAAATCGTCTTCGGTAAAAGCTTTAGTTTTCTTTGAATAAGCAGTAGAACGCTTGACAAAGAAGTCAACATTTTTGGTGCTAAGGATTTCCTCAACAAACCAATCTGTACTGCGTACTGCTTCCTCGTCAACATCATACAATGGTTTCATGTCAATAGCTTTGAGCGATTGATTAAAACGATGCTTAAGGAATTCTTTAACTGTTGCTTTTGGTAGGAAGTCTAGGTCTGTTTCACCATAGATCCAATCGACGATTGCAGACTCTGCTTTAAAAGCATCTCGGCAAAGTCTATTCACTTCATTAATACTATCTTTATCAAACCATTCTGGGTTTTCTTCTCTAATAATGTTTACTAGTTCAAAACCAAAACGTGCATGAATATCTTCTTCTTTTGATGTTGCTTCAACGGCGTTTGAAATACCTTTGAGAACATTTTTGTGTTTATTAAACGCCATCATAATTAAGAACTGGCTGAATAACGAAACGTTTTCCACAAACATTGAGAACAAAATAATTTTGTGGAAATAATCTTTATCATCTGCCGGAGTACCAATTGATTGCTCAAGATAAGCAATACGTTTTTTCATAGCAGGTACTTCGACTACTTTTTCAAACTCGTTATTAAGTCCCATAATTTCAATAAGGTTTGAATAAGCGTCAGCATGACGTACTTCTGATTCACCAAACGTAATACCAACAGCTGCTACTTCTGGCTTAGGAAAACGATCACCAATTTTGGCCCAGAAAGTTTTAACAGCTACCTCAATTTGCGAGATAGCCAACATGGCTTTCTTTACGATTTCAACTTCTTCTGGTGCCATGCGCACTTTCATATCTTGAATATCAGAAGAGTAATTAAACTCTGTATGTACCCAATATGAATGGCGAATAGCATCTGTAAACTCTACTAGCTGTGGATACTCATATGGCTTAAGGTTTGTACGCTTACGGAAAATATCTGGTTGATTGTTATAACGAAAAAGAATATAATCACGGGCTAAGTCATGCAAGCCCATATCCATAATAACATTTTCAACTGCACGATGTACAAAATCAATTTCAACAATTGAATCTTCTGCATCTGTATTTAGCTTGTCAGTAACTTCTAGAGCTACTTCACCTGGAAGCATTTTGCTTCTCATCCCAACCGATTTCATAGCTTTAGCAACGGCAGTACTGATTTTATTTTCATCATAAGATTCAGTAGTACCATCGCGTTTAGTAACGTAATTAACTTTTCTTAGAATTTCTGGAGGAGTTTGTTGAAGCATCATAGGCCTTTCCTTTAGAGAACAGTTTGTGGCACAGATCCGAATAACCTGTACTGTTTAGTTTTAATTTTTAGTGAATTTCAATATGTAGTATTTATCTTCTAGCTTCGGCCATATGTGGTAATTACTCAATAAAATCACTCATTGTAGGAAATATTTTTGCAATAGCACAAGCAATTTCTTTGGCAATATCCATGTGTTCTTTTTGTGTTCCATTGGCCGCTCGCAGCTCAATATAATGGATCCAAGAACGAATAGATCCTTGCATATACAAACGACTAATAGTATTACCTTCGGGTAGTACAGCACGAGCTTGTTCTTTAGCAATACCATTTTCAATAGCCCACTTATAAGCTTCTTCCGCCGCACGAATAACTTCACCTTGTTTTGAGTCCCACATCATCTGCAAACGTTCGTCAGAGTTAGCAATACTATTTTGACGGTTTTTAGTATCTTGTAAACGCGCTTCACGTAATACAAACTGCTCACCCATTAGTGCAGGATCTGCATATCGTTGACTAAACTCTTGGAACGCAAACGAACGGTGACGTAGCATTTGACGTGCTATGTCTCGTGTAGTTTCTACTTCCATAGTAGCGTTTGCCATTTCAAATGGAGACCAATGAGCATGTTTTGCTAAGTAACTTAATAGCTTAGGTGCTGTCTCTTGGTTCAACTGATTTGTTGGGTTTGAAACACGAGCACAATATGCAATCAAATCTTGTACATCGTCTAAACCAATAAACTCACCACCAACGGGTTGTGTATATCCGATTAATCTTACTTTCATTTTATATCCTTATGATTTGCGCCATGCGCTGAGTTTTAATTCTGCTTGTAATCCATGATAGGTGTTATCTTCAATCAACTTTTCAGGATCAAATCCTGCTAAATAGATTTCGTTAATATCTTTACCCGGAACATCGTCAGGCCATATGCAAATTTTGTAACCTGCTTTAATAACCTTCTCCATACGAGAATGTATTTCTTTATTTCTTGGTTCAGCATCAAATACATATATTGCACTTTCAGATGCCGAGTTACCGTTACCTTCTGCACCATTCATAGCAATAGCATTCTCAAGGAACATACTATCAATGGCACCTTCGGTAATATAGTAAGGTTGTGAGAAGTCAACTTTATCAAGGCCAAATATTTTTGGTCTTTCTTCAAACATTATAGTTATATATCTAATTCCTTTAGGATCAAACCCACGAGCCGAGACGCCAAAACATTTTCCATTCTCATCTATAAATGGTATAATGAGACGAGGCTCATCTTTACCGACATGCTCAAACTTATTTGGAATAATACTATTGATCCAGGTTTTAAAGTGGCGAGCGTAATATAATCTATAGTGATGTTGAGTAGGTATTTTCCGAGTTTGAATATATTTTTTTACAGGATGATCATGCTTAAGTTGACTAATCTTTTTGATTTTTTTAAGAGGGCAGGTTTTATTAAACTTTGGTGCTTTGGTTTTAAACTGTTCTACACTATCTTCTTTTGTATCTTTAGTGGTCGTATTTGCAACAAATTTTTCTGCTATATAATCGTTGTATAGCTGTTGGTCCTGGCCCTTTAGGAAGAACGAGAAACCTTGGCTAGCACCACAGTTGTGGCAATAAAAGGAAAACTTATTCTCCCTTTCTAGAAGCCAACCACGGGCCTTACTGCGAGACTTTTGAGAGTCGCCGCAGATAGGACACCTAAAATTAATTTTATAGGGATTAGTATTTCGTATGCGAAAGTTGTCTAGCCTGCCAGACATCATTTGTGCATACTTTAAATCTGTAAAATCTACCATTTCTCACCGGAATCATTATGTATTAGTTATATTATAATTGGATCAAGCCCAAATGTCAACCGTTAATTAAATATATTAGCCAAACATATCTGGCCAAGACCATTTTGCAATGAATACCATTATAACGGCACTCACGCCCATGATATAATAACGCCAGTTTTCAAGATGATTAATTTTTTTCTGTTGTTCATTAATTCTTTGGTGAACAGCTCTTTCCATTCTATCTAAACTTTCAAGTATTTCTTTAACGTTATCGCTTCTTTTAGCTGCGTTATGATCTGCCAGCCTTTGGTGATCATCTTTACTTGATCTTCTATATTCTTCAAGTCTATCGCTTAAAACATTCATACGCAACTCGTCAGTACGTTTTGTTTCTTCGCAGAGCTTTTCTACGTCGTCGAGCTTTTCTTTAGTAAACTCTAAGACTTCATTTTGCACAGCAACGTTTTTGGACAAGTCAACCATCATGTCCATTGAGTCCTCAACTTTGTTGAAGAATTTTTGTATCTGTTTGATATCTGACTTAATTAGGGCGATATCTGTTTCCCAATTTGACTTTGTATTTGACAACGTCTTTTTCCTTTTATGCCTTTTGATAACGGAGGCTGGGTGGCGAACTCCGTAATTAAATTAAAAAAAGGGGCATGAATCACTACCCCTTTATTGTATCACAACTTAATTATATGTCAATACTATTTATTCAGAAAGTGCATCTTCATAATAAACAATTATAGCTTTTTGCTCGTTAATATATCTTCTAAGGTCTCCGATTCCTACTGCAAGGTTTTCATAACTCTTTGAGTCTATACCGAAAACAACAAAATTTCCAGTTTTATCTTTTAACTTAGCTATCTGTTCATCAAGATTTTCCTCAGTAATAACCAGCCATTCAGTTGGAGGAAAGTTAACCGCGGCCGGCCTTCCCTGGATAGGCACACTTTGTCTTTGATACTCAGTCTGTACTACTACTGTCGGTTCCGGTGTCCTGCCCAGGCACCCCGTCAGTAGTGTCATCGCCATTAGTAGGAGGAGAGGTGTCTTTACCGATGTCTTCGATAAGTCTATTAACTGCATTCTGTACTCTTTCTTCTAGGTCCTTGGGATCCTGTAAAGCTTCCATGTCTAAATCAATCCTTGCAAATTTACTTTGCAGTGTATTCAAATATTCGCGAGATTCCTGCAATTGTCGTGTAAGGTTATTGTTTAGCTCTTCATTACGTGCTGCATTTGCAACCATTTCATCTACTGTATTCTGTAGAGTTTCTGCTGCGTCTTTTAACTGTACGTTATTAGTACGCAAAGTGGCGATGGTTTCCTGCGACCAATCATAATAAGATTTGCCCGCATAGTAGCCACCGCCCAATATACCTGCTATGATAAGAAGAAGATATAATTTAGCCATACTTTAAGAAGACTTATTTCTCGTCTTCGTCTTCGTCGTCATCATCTTCATCTTCGTCTTCATCGTCGTCTTTATCTTCGTCGTCTTCCTCTTTCATCGCTTTTTTGTACTTTTCTTCCAAAGCGGCGGCGATACGAGTTTGCATTTCTTCTTGGAAGGCCTCTTTCATATCTAAAGGCTTGTTTTCCATTGCGTTTTTAATAATGTTTTCTAGTGACATTGTAGTCTCCTTTTAATTTAATTATTCATACTCTATTTATATTAATTAAACATTTTAGCTTGAGTAGCTGGGCCTACAATACCGTCAGCAGTTAAGCCATTTAGTTTTTGCCATTTCTTTACAGCAGTAAGGGTTCCAAAACCAAAATCACCATCAGCACCTACGCCAATAGCCTTTTGCATTTTAGCAACATCATCGCCATTCATACCTTTACGTAATGTACGTACAGCAGAAGACGTGGTTTTCTTGGTAGTCTTAGGAGCCGGTACTTCACCGCCAAGGATAGCTAATGCTTCTTCCCAACGACGAGTACGATCTTCTAAACCAATAGTACCACCATTAATCTTTTTTGTCAACCCTTTAATGTCGCCGTTGTCGGCCCACTTGTCAAGTTTGTTTGTTGCCCAGAACCAGCAGGCTGACTCGAGAGCTCCTCGTTCGGTTGCGACATAGTCTGCTGCTTCTTCCGCTGACATGCCGACTGACTTTCCAAACGCAGTATAATTGTTTCTACCTGTAAGTTGCTTAATGCCGCGGCCC